TTGTTATTGTGACATCAAAATTAAATAGTGATACAAAGGGATTTATTGTACACAAAAAAACCCCAACCCAAAAGCCGACACACATCGGACAATGAAAAAAATGATGCTTTGGACGAATGTTGTCAAAAATAAAACCATAAACCAAAATTTGTGTCATTCCAAAACCAACTAACAAAAAATAAAATAAATCCATCAATTATCCTTCTCAATACCTTCATAGACATAGGGCCTGTATCCGTAGCCATATCCATAATACTTATTAGGAGGAACTGAACCTTGCCTTTCTTTGTGTGGAACTTCACCAAGCTCTGTAGATTCTTCCGGTGTTGGATTGGTTAAATCTTCTTCATATTGATCTTCGAAGTTTTCAATAAAATTAATATACTTTTCGTTTTCTTTCAAATATTTGTGGATTAGAAAAATAACAACATCGAAAGAGTTTAAACTATCATCTTTTGGTTCTAACAATTTTGCACCCAAAGAGTTTGGAACATAACCTGCTTTGATAGAAGTATAGTCTGCTGCACCTTTTTTGCAAATATAATCCAAGAACTCATCCTGAATAGGGTATGCATCCGAGCCATGTTCTTGTTTTGCAACAGTGACAATCTTTTTGTTTTTAACATCTAGATGAATATCAAATTCAGGGTGACTATTGAACATTAGATCGCCACTTAAGGTTTTGACGCATTCAATCTCAATCTCTTTGTGATAACCCGGAGGTTGAATTTTAATCTTAAACATTCTTGAATTCTCTTATAAGTTGCTGGATTTTAAGAATTTTAAGGACCATCTTGTCGTCAATCTGTTCTGCTTCTTTGAGAGTTTGTTTTACTTTAGAAATCTTTTCTTTAACTTGTGGATTGATTTCTTTTACCTCCATCAAACGGAGATCGGTTTCAATCTTTTCCATCTCTTGTTCCAAGAAAAGAACAACTTCAGAATTGGAGCCATCTAGGGAGAAAAGGTACCTTTTGATCAGATCTTTCTGCTCTTCGAAAAGATCTTCTCCGTACTTCTCATTGAACTTTTTCATAAAAACATCAAAAACAAGGTTGTCTGTGACAACTTCTTTCTTTTCTTGAACTGGCTTCAACATTGTTTTGACAATTTCGTTCTCAAGAATAACTCTGTTTTTAACAGAAGTGTCTCTGTTGAAGATCTGTGAGATAGAAGCGATTGTTTTGTAATTGGGCAGAAAGTAATTGAAAATACCAGAACCCAACTCTTTGTTCATAAAGTTGATCAATCTTGTCTGCTCGTTGAAAAGTTCTTTTTCATCAATCTTGTAGTTTTTGTCTTTTGCTTCATGAAGAAGACGATGAGCATTATCCAAAGAACAATTAGTGGTATTATAAAGGGTCTTGTAAGTATCCAACTGCCTATTCAGATTGGTTCCTTTTTTGAAAAACTCCTTAAGACAATCTTTAATCTTCGCGGTCTTTTCTTTATCTTTGTTTAATACCGAGATTGTCATTTCTCTTACTAAACACTCATAAAGAAAAGCAGTGTTTCTTTTCTTATTATGTTTGAGCTTTTTAGTTTTCATCTTTCTTCTCCAGTTCTTTCAAGAGTCTGTCCACTTCTCTTGTATTGTTTATAACATCTGAATAATTAGATCCTTTTTCCTCATACATTCCCTTAGAAGATCTTAAAAATGAATTAAAGTCTGGGAAAACATTTTCTTTGGAACGGCTAGCGGAACGATCTGAATACTTTGCTTTGTAGCTTTTCTTCTTTGGGGCTAATGATTTTCTTTTGTCATGACCAACTGGTTTATACCATTTTCCTTTTGATTTGGAGGTTGTTGTCATTCCATCTTTTTCATATTTGTACTCTTCATCATCTCTTTTACCCGGAGTGGCTAGCAGCATAGGCTCTTCCCCTCCACTACCAGTGTCCCCACCGGTATCACCGCCTAAGTCTAGATCCGTGTCCCCACCGGTATCACCGCCTAAGTCTAGATCGCCAGCTAAATCACCAGCATCTGTTCCGGTAGCATCTCCGGCTAGGTCGTCTCCACCACCTCCAATTCCACCTCTTTCGTTCTCTGCAACTTCTGCGACTTTTTCCAACTCTGCGATAAACACGCGATCGTAGAATTGCTCTCTTTCGTTTCTTAACTGATCTGCTTCGGAAAGATTGAAGATGTTCTCACCAATCCAACGACGAGAGAAGTAAGTTTCAGTTGCAGACGCAGCAATATCAAACTTGGTTCGCCAGTATTCCAACTCCTGAAGCTCTGCAATTCTAGACGGGTTGCTCAAACGCAGCTTGAAAGAAACAAGATCTTTGTTTTTGTAACCCAAAGTGTGAAGATGGATGATCCCAATCTTTTCCAATTCGGAAATCACCGATCTTTGCAGCCTTTGGATAGTTCTTGCAAAGCGAATGTCCTTTTGTGCTAGAGCACCTTTTTCAACTTCTCCGCCAGCTTCTCCACCTGCAAGGTAGGACTCTGGAACTTTGAGTGCTGCAAATAATTTAGCACGAAGATACTTTACATCATCAATATCACCAGTGAACTGCCCACCTGCCAAAGAAGAAATATCAGAGCCAACTCCATTTCGAACAGGAAGGAAGTAATCTTCTTCAACTGAAAGAGGGTTGTAGCGAAGATCAACACGGCCAGTATCAGGATCGATAACCTGATTTCTTTTCATCTGGGTCATAACCCTTTGGACATACTGTTCCACTTCCTGCGGAGGAATGTTGCCAACTTCAATCTTAAAAATCCTTCTTTCCGGAGAGCGAACAATGCGATAAGCCATCATTGCGTCCTCGATAAGAGTTAATTGCCGCCAAATCCTTCTTGCCGGCTCTAGAACAGAAGTTCCATAAGGAGAATACTTGTCATTCCCCAAGATACGGAAATGAGCGACTTGCCAGTTCTCAAAAGTTAGACCACCAGAGTTCCACTGATATTGGATATAGTTTGGATTTGTTTTGTCCAAACCTTCCATTCTTTCAAGCTCGTGGGTCGGAAGACCAATGGCATTTGTAATTCCTTTTCCTTCTTCAATATCCAAGTAAAGAAAGAAATCTCCAAACTTACACATTGAGCGACACCATCCAAAAAGGTTGAACTCAACGTTAAGGATGTCCATGTAAAGCTCTTCAAGAATGTGCTTGATCTCTTGGTTTCTGGTGTCAATTGTCAAAAGATTGTTGATGAAGGTAGAGGTTGTCATTTCATCTGCATAAATGTCAATTGCTGATGCGATCTCTGGCATATACTCCATCTGCTCGAAGTCTGCGTACCTTTCTGCTCGCCCTTGAGACGCAACATAATTATAGGTTGTATTGGCAAATGGATCATGAATAGATTTTTTGAATTGCTTACCAGAAGCAGACGTGAAGTTATACTTGTCCATCTGTCTTCTTCGCTCTTTTCTGTATGTTTGAGAGCGATAGTTAACAATCGGACCAGAGAAAAGCCTAGTCAGCCTTTGGAAAAGACCAGAATTAGGGTTTCTGTTGCTTTTATCATTTTTCGGAGCAGCCATTTTTTATCCTTTGTATACCCAACTGAATTGTTCTTGTTGTTTCGCAGCTTGTCTTGCTTTTCTTTGCAGATCTGCGTTTCTATTGTAATCTCTTTGACCCGGAACTCTAACATCCAATCCAGATCTTGTTGACATAATTCCACCAATCAAGGCTCTTTTAAAGTCATCGTTCCTTCTTCCTTGGACAATGGCGGTGTCTCTAACCCAGCAAGCAATCGCCAAAGACATTGTAAGGTCATCATTGTAACCTTTCATTGCTTCTGGTCGGCCATTGTTCCAAACAAACGTTCTTAACTCTTGTATAAGGCGGTTTGATTTGATATTAAGTAGTTTATTTCTGATGAATTCTTCCAACTTTGCAATGATCAGGGGTCTGGTCTTGTGAGATGTTGAAAAGCCGGGAACAGACCCAGTTCTTGTCTCGGCAGCAAAAGAATCAATGTATTCACCCGAACCTTTGATGGAAAAGTAAAGATTTGGATACCCTGCTTCGATTAGCTTCTCTAAAACTGCGTATCCAATGTTGTTGTTTTCCACAACCAAAAGAGGATTTCCATATTCCCTAGCAACATCTTGCAGAAAAGTGGCAAAAAGGTCAATTGAAGGTTTTCCACAATATTCTGCTACGATATCCATCTCTTCAACGTCAACAACATGAAAAGCAGAATGGTCTCTTCCGTCACCCCTAGCAACGTCTGCTGAAATAAGATAGTTTTTGCCTTTTTCTGCTTCTTTCCAGATCCAATAGTTTCTGTCAAACCCTGATTTGTACTTTGGGATCTCCACTTTCTTCTCATAAAAAGTAAGATCGTCAGCGTGAACAACAGTTTCACCGGAAGCGTTGAATGAACAAAGGTATTCCTGTGCAATCTTTCTTTGCGGGAGGTTGTTTGTTTCTTTTTTAAACCAGTTATCGTCCCTTTCAGGGTGAACATCCCAAGGTAAAGTGGTCAAAAAGAAGTCATTTTCGCTGTTTTCTGCTCCAACGCACATCTTGTGAAACCAGTTCCCAACGCCCATTGGAGAAGAAAGTGCAATAACACGACCACCGGTTGAAATTGTGGGATAAAGACCAGCCCAAAGCTCGTCCATGTTCTCAATATGAGCAGCTTCATCAATAACCAAAAGAGAAAGAGCTTCCGAACGACCTGCATCAGCGGAAGTGGCAGATGCTTTGATTTGCGAACCGTTTGAAAGTTCAAAAGAAGTTCGGTTATCAATCTTGATTGATGCAATCCTCATCCAACTGGGGAGAGAGTTCATCATTTGTTTGACTTTTCTAACCAAGTTCCCGGCTGTTTGGAGCTTTGTTGCAATAACAAGAATGTTTTTGTTTTGAGAAAACAACATCATCCAAAGAATATAAGACGCACTCAAGGTGGAGATACCCAACTGCCTTGCTTTAAGGATGATATTGTAGCGATTGTTTTGAAATTCTTTTAAAAGTTCTGTTTGGAAAGGGTAAGTCTTGAAAGGGACTGCTCCACGAACTGGGTGGACAGTTTTTACATAGTTATTGATAAAATAAACCGGATCTCTACCTGATTTGAGGATTTCCGCTTTAATTTGTTTCTTTGGAATTCTTGCAGCATTTTTAGACATTTCAATCCTTAAAACGGAGTGTTGTTTTTACCCATAGCGATAAATCTTTTGGTTGCGTCTCTTACGAGATCTTCACCATCATCGTAGGGGTTAGGCTCTCCCTTGATATTGTTAATCTTGTAATGCTTGACACACTGAACAAAGTTTCTTTTTCTAGAAACCGACTGCATAAGAATGTCACATTCGCCTTCTTCGGTCAAACGAAGAGAGCGACCGGTGTGTTTTTTATATTCTGTTTGAAGATATTTGACGATATTAGCATAAATCTCTTCTACTTCTCGCTCATAATCCACCCTGTGAAGATGTTTCAGATCAACATCGGCCTGATAAGTGATAACAAGTTTGTTTCCGTGAAAACGAACTTTAAAGCCATCCAGAAGTTGATGCTCCGTATGGGGAACTTCTTCATCTCGTTTCAAACCCACTTTAATTTTTTCACCAGTTCTAGGATCGTAAGCGCCGTGATAGGTATTTGCCAATACTTGGGAAATTCCTCTAACTACTGCTAACATTTCTGACATATTTAAATCTCCAATAAAACAATTTGTTTGTAATAAATAGTAATTAGAAGGTTAAAAGACTATTTTTTGTCTGGTCTCCAACCTTCCTTCCATCTTTGCTCTCTACCTTCAATCCACTGCACATAGCAATCAAAACAACAAGAAAACTTTGTGAAATAAACATCGTGCCTTGAACTAATCTTGTCTTGTTCACAAATAGGACACGCTCTTGCCACTTTTGAAAGATTTTGTTTTGCTTTTTTCTCTAAATCTCTCTTTTTTCTTTCTTTTTCTTTCAACTGTTCAAGATATTCTTTTTCTTTTTCTTGATCCCATCCTGCTTTTGGGTTTTGAATTGCCTCTGCACCCCACTTTTCGGAGATTGCTTTCTCCATTTTCACAACATAATTCTGATCTTTCATTAAACCTCCTGAAGTTTCTTTTGAATCAATGGCCACAATTTTTTGTAAAGATGTTTTAAATAAGGTTGCTTATCTTTCATTGTGTGCTGATGCATTATAGATTTTATAAATCTGGGATCTTTGCCTATCGCTCCAAGCTGTTGACTAGTCTTTAATATAGCTTTAAATAATTGTAATTGTTTTATCGCACCATCTTTATAAAGATTAAGCAAAATATTCAAATAATCTTTGTCCTGCTCATCTTCCGAATTTAAAAAGTCAACAACCTGTTTATATATCTGACTAGAAAAAGCTAAAATTTCTTCTCGCCTAGCTAAGTAAGCTTTTTTCCTGTCTTTTCGTTTAAAATATTTTGAATCTATCAAGTGAATTAATTCATGATTAATCATGGTATCAATACCGTCCTCTATATCATAATCTTCCTTGTTTAACACACACATTGCTAAGTGGTAATAGCCAATACTGGGCCTAGCATCTAGATATGCAACAGCCCCTTCCATTCCTCTTGGTGGCCGACCAACGGAAAGCATCAAGTCAACAACCTCCTCCTCTCCGGCAACATTTATAAATTCAAATTTCTCAACATTCCAATAAAGGCTTTCTTCTCTATCGGAAGTTAAATATGTATTTAAAAGGTTGCGAAACGTATCTTCAATCAATTTCAAATTTTCATTTGAAATATAATCTTGAATCCTTAAAATACCTTCTTTCAAAAATTCTTTTTTGATCTCTTCTTTCAGAATTTTGAAGAGAAGATTCTTTTTAATTTTTATATTGCTATTATGACTTTTCATCTATAACTTCTCCATTGGCCTGTTGCTTTAAAATGTGCCGTAATCGCCATATGGATCACTTGGAACTGTCTGGATTCCTACTGCTTCTGCTCTTTCATTTTCTTGACTGTCATCGTCATGATGCAAAGTTACACCCAATTCTTTCAAAGTGGGGGCTTTCCAATCTCCGTCTGTGCAATAAATGCCGTCAACTTTTAATTTATATTTTTCGACAAAACCTTTAACTTGTCCCATGCCGCCCTGCTTTCTGCTTGTTACAATATAAACGGTAACTTCTGGATCTTCGATATAGCCTCTAATCTTTTTCATCATTTCCTCATGAGGCCCTTTGTAAACAGAATGTTCTTCTTCCGGATCAAAAGGAGCAAAGGTCAAGGTATCATCAAAATCAAAAGAAACAATCTTGTGCTTTTCTTCTTTTGAAAGTTCTCTTTCAATCTCTTCTTTGATGATCTTGAAAATGGTTTCTTTTTTGATCTTCACTTTTGAATTCCTTGTATTCCATAAAGAATTAAAATTGTTGTTCCTGCTCCTGCAACAAAGCCAATTGTGATCCAAAGAGGTGTCCAATTGTTTTGCGGCTTTGCAATCTTTCTTAATCTTGTGATCTCTTCTTGATCGATC